TCGTCCTGCAAATCGGGTCCGGCGAGACGCTGCAAGCGCAGACTGCCGGCGCGGACCACGCTGCTATCGAGGCCAGCGCGACTCGCGACCTTCAGGAACTCGGCGTGTCGCGGGGCAACTCACCCGACGCCTACGCCGTCGAGCCCGGTGCGCCGCAGTCCGGCGTGTCACGCATGATCGCGAATGCTCCGCATGACCAGCGCGTTGCGGAAAGCCGACCCATCTTCAAGGCGTTCGAAGAGGGCCAACTCCTGCCCATCGTCGTCGACGTGTTGCGCTTGTTCGATCCACAGAGCCCCGCTGAGTTTGGCGATGTCTCGCCGATGGTCACGCTGTCGACCGGCAAGACCTATGAGGCCGATCAAGAGAAGCAGGATCGGGTGCTGGCGTTGAAGGAAGCCGGGCTCGTAGACGAGGCCGACGCTCGCGTGATGCTGGGCCTGTCCGCCGACCGTGCGACGGCTGAGGCGTACCTCGAACAGATGCGGGCCGTCCGTGCGCCACAGGTCAGCCTGCCCGGCGCATTGGCGGGCTCGCCGTTCACGGCGCGGCGAGAGACAACCGTCGTCGAGGAAGAGGACGAGGAAGAGGATGAGGCCACGTCGTGAGCGGGGCGGATGCTGCCGGCGTCGTCGCCGATGCCGCCGTTGAAGACCTGCGACGTCTCGAGGTGGCACTTGAGCGCGACCTTCTGCGAATCCTCCTGTCCCTCGACACCGTCCCCGGAGAAGACAGCCTCGTCCGCCGACAGGCGCAGACGTCCGCCGCTGTGCTCTCGCAGGTACGTCGCCGACTGGAGGCCGAGGGGGAAACGGTACGCGGTGTCGTCGGACAACGCGCCATTGAAGCCGTCGCCGCTGTCTTGGGTGCGCCTCCTTCGGCGCTATCGGTCGATGCACGACGAGAGTTAGACGCCATCGTCAATGGCCAAGTCGCCGACGTCGTCGCGGTGTTCCGGCTGGCTCGTGAAGAAATGCGTGACGCCGTGTCTCGTGGCATCACGTCCAGCGGGTCGCTTGCCGACGTCATCGAGGAAGTGCGGGCGCGACTGTCGACGACGTATGTCCGTGCGTCGGCCGCAGTCGATGCCGCCATCATGGCGGTTGGTCGGCGGTCGGTCATCTCTGCGGCCCGTGAAGTCGAGGCGGAACTGGACCTCGTCTACGTCTACGTCGGGCCACGAGACGCGAAGAACCGGCCATTCTGCAAGCTATGGGTCGGCAAGGCAGTCACCGATCCCGCTCGCCTCGACAACGGGCAGGGCCTCCCAGCCGACGACTACTGTGGCGGGTACAACTGCCGTCATAGCTGGGCGCCGACGACGGTGGAGACGGCGGTCCGTGAAGGTATCGAGATCTACCGGCCCGATGGGTCCAGGCTCATTGTCGACGCTGAGACGATGGCTCTGCAACGGAGGTGAACCGTGGGCATCACAACCAAACGGAGCGGAACCCCGGTCAAATTCGACGCTGAGAAGGCAGCCAAGGTCATCGGTGCCTTTGTCCCCGGTGCGATCCTGCGACGCACGGATCAGGGCATCTCGTCGACGGGGCAGGCGTTTGCGTCCTACTCGACGCAGTACCGACGACAGCTACAGCGCATGGGTGAGGATCAGAAGATAGACCTACGCTTGACCGGTGGCCTCATGAACTCCATCAAGGTTCGCGAGACGCGCATTACCGGCAACGGTGTCGAGGTCGTCATCGCGCCTGACACGGGGTCCAGCAGCCAGGTCCGTGCGCCGTCAGAAATCAGGGCGCTCCGTCGTGCTGGCCTTGTCGAGGGGCGGTTCGGCGAGACAGGCGTTAGCAAGACCCTGAGACGTGGCGAGGCCCGGCAACTTGAGCGCGACCTCAAGCGCGAATCAGGCCAGCGACAAATCAAGACCGGCGAACAGGGACCGCCACACAACGTGCTCGGCTACTGGATCCACCACGGCACCTCGACGACGCCAGCGCGTCCGTTCATGGGCTTGACGCCAGATCAACAGCGGGAATTGAACACGCTGCTTGGCAAGGCAAAAGTCTTTGGTTAGACCCGCCGCCATGGCGTTCAGCTCGCCTAGCCCCCGGCTCCGCATGGTGCGGTGACCGGGGGCGCGTTTTTGCGCACAGGTAGCGCCCGGACGTCAACTGCATTATAGTGCAGGCCATGCAGCGAGTGCTGGTCGGCTCCACAGACACGATCCTGTCGTATCCGCGCTTGTCGACGGATGGCGGTGTGTCGACCGGCGTTCCATCGTCGGCGACGGCGAGACGCATCCCGTCGCAGTCTCCCGATGCTCTGGGGGCCTACGTCGCCGCTACGGTCGATCCGCTGTCGACGACGACACAGGGCGCGGTGCCAGAAGGTGCCGATAGCCTCCCGCTTGCTGCGTCGGTCGCCATCGTCGCCGGCCGGCGCTATCTCGTTACCGATTCGTCCAGCGCCCGCCCGGTGGTGGTTGTCGCGGCCCGTAGTGGCACCCTGTCGACTCTGTGGCTTGCCGAGCCCCTGCCCTGCGACATCGGCCATGCGTCGACTGTGAGCGGTCTGGCGGTGTCTGTGGCCCTGACGGCAGCACAGACCATCGAACCCGGCGCGGGCTATGTGCTCTTCAGGGCCACCGTCGACGGCGTCGTCCGTGAATGGGACGAGTCGTTTCGGGTGGTCCGGCGCATCACGTCAATCGCGCTGTCGCCGACAGAGCTGACGCAGTCCTACCCCGTCGTCCGGCAGATTGCGTCATCATCGGACCTCACCCTCGAGGAGGCCATCCAAGCCTCATGGCGAATGGTTCTCGTCCCGGCGCTTGCGGCGCGAGGCATCCTCGACGAGGACGTGCTCACCGATGACGTGTTGGTGCCCATGCACGCTGCCGCCACCGTGGTCCACCTCGCTCGCCAGTGGCCAGCCGCCCCGTCGGAATTCGTGTCGCGACTTGAGGCCAGCTACGAGCAGATCAAGCAGACGACCTACGACCGAATCGACCTGATCACCCGCTCGCAGGACGAGGTCACGCCGGAGATTCCGACGCCGGGTTCGCAGGGTCCGCGCTTTATGAGGATTTCACGTTGACGTGGCAGGATGCCCGCCGAGCCCTTGTGGCGATCCCCGGTGGCATCACCCCTGCCGTCGTCTCGCGTGGGCTCCCGTCGCGTTTTACGCACGACGCCGCAGGCCATGACGAGACGGTCGGGACGCAGTCGCGTCGATGGTGGGGGCGCGTGTTGTCGGGTGCAGCCGAGGGGCCATACCAGGTGCAGCAGACCCGGCACCGTCTGACGTGGGAAATCGTCGTCGAGTACGTCGACAGCGTCGGCAACACCTCGGCTATCGACGAGGCCATCCCGACCGATGCCGCGCAACTTGCGGCGGCATTCGCCCTCGGGTCCAACTGGGACCGCGCTACGAGCGGCATCGTCGCTGTCACGCCAGCAGGGACCGACGTAGCCCCCTACACTGTGGAGCAGGTGAGCGGTGCTCGCCGACTCCGAATGACTCTTGAAGTGAGGTACAGCACATGACCGACGTCGCCAGACTCTCTACCCTGCGCTACGGCCTCCACACGAACGCCTTCACGTTCACCGGTACGCCGACGCTCGTGCCGCTCCGTCTCACCGACGACGGCGCATCGTTCCTCCCTCGCAACCGTGCGCCGATTGCGCGGTCGTTGCGGTCGCTGTCGGGCCGGCGCTACTCGCATGTCCGTGGTGTGCAGGACCTCGCCGATATCTCCGTCGCCACCGAGATGCGCGGGGTCAACGCCAACACCGGCGCGGCTGTCACCGATTGGGAAGCGAAGATGGAGCAGGGCTACCTGCTCGCCTCGCTCTTCGGCGCTGTCGCCCCGGCGACGTCGGGTGTCGCGCCCACGGTCGCTTCATCGGGTCACACGCCAGCGTCGGGCATCATTGCCGTCGTCGGCACGACCACCGCAAACGGGCAGGTTATCGCCTTCGCTTCGTCGGCGGGCTTGCAGATGGGTCGCATCGCCAGCGGTGGCGGCACGACGACGCTGACGCTGGACCATCCCTACAGCGGCACCCCGACGACTGGCGCGACCATCTTCCGCAACGCTGTCTACACCGTCGCTGACGCCGTCACGCACCACGTCCATGCGATGTTTGCCGCAGAGGGTGAGGATTGGCGGCGCGACTACTTCGGCTGTATGCCGATGTCGATGGCGCTTGCCCTGCCTAATGCCGGCCTTGTCGGCATGACCTCGGTCTTCTCCCCGACGTCGTTCAGCGACGTTGCCGAGGCCAACCCGGCCCATGCTGAGCCCGTGTCGGGCAACCCCATCGTCGTCGACGCTTGCCGCATGTGGTTTGCGGGCAACGACGTCATCGCCCGCGACCTCACCATCAACTACAGCGCGGCGACGACGCCCCGTGTTGCGTCGACGCGCACGAACGGGCGCGTTGGTGGCGTGAGCAGCACCGGCGATGGCAAGACCTTCACGATGGAATTCAGCGTCTACCTCGGCGACGCCAACCTCGCTGGCGAACTGCAGGACAGCGCGGGAAGCCCGACGCTGAACGACCTCATCGGCGACAGCGACGCCGCTGGCGACGTGTCGGTGACCCGCAAGGTGTCACTCCAGGTCGGCACCGAGATCGGGGCCGTCATGTATGCCTACATGCCCGAGGCTGATTGCGTGGTCACCACGCAGCACGTCGACGGCCTCACCGTTGCTCGCGTCGTTGCCACCGGCACCGGCGCTCTTCCTGCTATCCTCTCTGTGGGGTGACACCGTGGCCGTCCGCATCGCAAACACCGTCCGTAACACTCGCGTCGACGCAATCCGTGCCGCCATCGACGCTGGCGCGGGCGCTGGCCTGCTCCGCATCTACAGCGGCACCAAGCCGGCCAAGGGTGGCACTCCGGCCGGTACGCTGCTCGCCGAGCTGACTTGCGCCGATCCCTGCGGCTCGTCGTCGTCGGGCGTGCTCACGTTCACGACGCCGTTCTCCGACACGTCGGCCAACGCGACGGGCACGGCGGCGTTCTTCTATCTCGTCGACAGCACGGGCACCTTTGTGTGCGATGGTGACTGCGGCACGTCGGGGTCAGACCTCAACCTGACGACGCTGTCCATCGTCTCGGGCCAGCCGGTGCAGGTCACGTCGCTGACCATCACTGACGGAAACAACTGATGCACGACGTCGATCCGGCGCTCAACCTCGGTCACGCACAGTGGGAGTCGGCGACGGCTCCCGCTGGCGAGGCCGACGCCGGGAGCAAAGTCTTTTGGCGTTGTGTGCGATGCGGTTCCGTCGTCGGGTTCTGGCGCGATGGCCACGGCTCAAGCCCCACGTCGACGACGACAGCACCACCCGCTAACGTCGGCGTCTATGCCGGCAAAGTCTGCACCTGAGAGGACGACGACATGGCCAACGTGATCGCACGACGCAGCAC